GATCTCACACTGTTCGTGATAAAACTTTGTCGAGAACCCTACACCGTAGGCATAATCAAAGTTCGACTCGTCGTTTTCATCAAGAGCAGGGACGACAATAAACTTTGCTCTGTCGGAGTCCGCATACTCTGTCTCAAGACGACCGATCACGTCATGCACCGACCACCTCGTAGCAATATGTAACTCCTTACACTCGTCGCCGATCTTACGCTGTCGTAGGTCTGTTGTGTAGGTCTCCCACAATTTATCAAGTCGCTCCTTTGAGAGAGCCACCTCAATACCGCTCACAAGATCATCACAATAGAGCAGGGTAGCCGCTCTGTAAAGTCCGGCATTACCTGTACCAATAGACGTAAACTCGAGCGTCTCAAATCTCTGTCTCTTATCAATGTCGATACGACAATCCTTTGCATTTGTGTTCGACACAGACAGGGTAGGGAACACGTCATGCCATAAATAGTCACCGTTCGCGTCCAATATACGCAAGCACTCGTCATACACGCCCCTCACAAACGAGTTCGAGTGAGAACCCGTAAGCATAGGTTTGTTCGGGTACTTTCCGGCAAGCCATGTGAGATAAAAGATCGCAAGAGTAGTCTTACCCGAACCCGGTGGGAGAGAGATCGCCAAGAGATCAAGTTTATCGTCCGCCAACTCCTGTAATGCGTCCACAACCTGTTTAAGAATTTTCCTGCGCGGCACATAAAATTTCTTGTCCGGCTCTCTATTCCATTCCACATACAGGAGATACGAGTCGAAATCCTCGGGAGCGGCAAACAGGCAGACACGTCTATGGAGATCAAACAACTTTACGAGAAACTCGTCGTCCTTGCTCTGCCTTATTCCCTGCTCACAAAGAGCAGAGAGCATACGCAGATAGGTAAGAGCAGTCTTTTTATCTGTCTGCATGGTCTCCCTGCACATAAAATACAAATCCTCGTAAGGTTGAAAGTCCTGCGGTGTCTTTTTAATTTTTGCCGCGATTTTTTCAAGTATCATTCTCCTTACCTCCAAACAAAAAGAGCGCGTTATCAGACGGGTAGCAAACCCGCGCGATAACGCGCCCTCACAAAGTCTTAATTATTTTGCTCGCTTAATGGTGCGAGCCTCCCAATCAAGTACGGCAAGCACGCCGTCAATGTCATTATACATTTCCACGTCCGGCACAAGGAAGTCACTCCCTGTCGTCTTGAGTTTATCCTCTCGATTGCTCCAAGCCGACCCTGCGTCGTACATAATATTTGTCAACTGCACATAGATAAGCACGCCGTCCTCATAAGTGAGGTTCAACTGCATATCCTCGCTGTCATATATTTTCGCCCTCACTATCTCCATTTTCCCGTTTTCTTTTCTATCGAATGGCTCAACTTCAAGCAAGCCAAGTTCGACAAGAATAGGGTCAAGATCGGGTACTGTCTCCACGGGGGCGTTTTCTTCTTGCTCTCGGGTTTCTTCTGCGGGAAACACAGGAGGGGTGTCCTCCACTACCTCCTCGGGAGACTCTTTTGCCTCCACAATCACCTCTGCCTTGGCAGGGGTTTCTACCTCGGGTTTTGTTTCCTCCGCTACTTCCTTTACCTCCACAGGAGTAGAGGCAGGAGTAGGCTCGTCTGCTCTTGGCACACTCGGCGCGAGATAAGCGCACACAAGACAAGCAAGGCAACAAAAAATCGTCACAACGCCAAGTTCCTTATGTCTCTTGTGCTTGAGTCCCCTTATTATCGTTATCACGAGCAGGACAGGAGTCACAAGCATAAGTAGCATACCTACAATATCAAATCCTGTCATACTGCCACCTCCTTACAAATTCCATGCTGTTTACAACGTCTAAAGAACGTCGCCTCCGACACTCCACTCTCGGCTATCGCCTGTTTGAGTGTGAGAGTGCCTTTTTGCCATTTTCGCGCCGCGCAGAGAATAGGCTCGTCTGCTTTAGGCTGTCTGCCCTTATACTTACCCTGTCTCTTTGCGATCTCAATACCCTCACGCTGTCTCTCAAGGATATTTTCTCGCTCCAACTCATACAACGCGGCAAACACCGTCAACATAAACCGCCCCTGCGGGGTAGTGGTATCAACCTTTTCCTTGTCAGAAACCAAGTTGATCTTTTTCTCTTGTAGTAACTGCACCGTCGTAAGTAAATCACGGGTAGAGCGAGAGAGTCTCGAAAATGACTCTACATAGAGGGTGTCTCCCTCTCTTACGAACTCAAGCATAGCCTTAAACTGCGGGCGATCTGTGTTTTTACCACTCATTTTGTCACAGAACGTCTTTTCAACGCCTTGGCTCTGCATAAACTCGTCTTGTCTTGCCGGATTTTGTTCCTCGGTGCTTACTCGTACATAACCGACCCTCATGTGTACGCACCTCCTAAATTATATGATTGTCAATCTTAAACTTTATCAAGTACTTACTTGACAAAAGTGGGTTTCGAGTAGATAAAGTAGATGAAAACAGGTTTTTGCGTATAATTCTTCTATAACGCGCGTGCGCCTGTGGAAAAACTCACACAAACGTCTACTTTATCTACTTTGTCTACTTGAGCAAACTGTCAAGGTCGAGATCGTCGAGTTTATTACCCGCCTTTTTACCTCTGCCGGACTCCGATACGATAGGTGTAACCTCGTAGGAGTTTTCGGGAGTAGGAATAGACTGCGGCATAACCACGACTTTGTACTGCATAGGCTCAACTGTTCCTGCAAGCATAGCGGCGGGTAAATCCATAGCCTTTGAATTATCCATGCGCTCATACAGGTTAGCGGCTGTAATGCCAAGTTTACGAGCCAAATCTGCCTTTGGTACGTTCAATGCCTCTAAAATTGCTCCAATGATTTCGCGTCCTCTCATGTTTCTGTCCTCCTTGTGAGATAATTATATGTCTAAAGAGATTGCTTGTCAAGGGGATAATTTATAAATTATGTAATTGATAAAGTTTATGCTTTATAAAGTGATTACTTGAGTCTTTTTAATTTTCGGGGATATTTACGCGACTCCCTGCGCGGGTCTGCATTTGCGCCCATACCCCCGAGGGGGTAGAGGCGCAACCGCCCCGAGAGCCGGAGCGACCTCCGCCGGAGATCACTCCGCGCCCGCTCTCGTTTGGGTGTCGTTTGGTGTGATAGCACTATCAAAACAAAAACAAGTATATAATTGATAGTAGCCGCGCCCGCTCTCATAAGACCACACCCCAAAAAGAGCGCACAAAAAGAAACCGCCGGAGCGATCTCCGACGGCTTGAAAATATTTTATATTTTCATTTATTCATATCAAGCAAATACTTTATAACTACAAACGGAAAAACAATTATACATAAAATCCAAATCATACACCGCACCCCCTTAATTAAATGTAAAGCGCATACTTGACGACGTGCGGACATATTTATTATATATCTCGGGAGCGTCCTCTTTTAATGCTTTACTATCAAGGCGGGAACTCTCCACCGCTTTATATATGGCTTTATGTTCTGCGCCTGTCAACGTGTCAACCCCTGCCGCCGTCATGGTGTCCTTGATCTGATTTTTTAACCCCTCAATAATTGCGGCGGTTTCCTCCTGTAATCTCGTATATTGTGCCAACTCTGAAAATATTTTGTTGATCTCGTTTGTATTCATATTTTTACACCTCCAAATATTTATAATCATATTGTTGTATCACGTCGCCACCCTTGGACGGTTCACCCGTGAACCTGTCAACACTCCGAACGGGGATATAAAAAGCGGCGTATTTTCCAACCTCGTTATTATTGCAGTTATACCACTCGAACGCGTTTATAATATCGCTCCAAGGTGTCCCGCCGTTGCTTTTTGCGTCTGCTATGATCTCGGGAGACCACTCCCCGAACGGGCGCAAATTTACAGGACACATAACAACCCGCAACCCTGCGCGATATGCCGCCCGCGCTTTATTTCGTGCTATTCTCTTAAATGTAAAACCATTACTATTAAATGTGTATTGTCTCATGTTATGCCTCCTCTCCATCGTCGATCTCCTCGAGATCGTCCTCGATTTCATCAAGTGCCGCCGCGATACACTCACCGAGTAAATAACAACGTATTGTTACGTCGCAAGCCTCCGCGCCGTCCTTGAGTACGTCACAACCGCCGCCGAACTCCTCGCAAGCCTCCGCGAGTAAATCGAGGTTGTGCATGAGAGCCTCCTCCGCCTTGTAACTATTGCAGTAATAAGAGCCGGACGCGTTGCCCGTTACGCTGTCACATATCCAAAGATCATCATTTAATTTTTCCTCGAGTCCGTCACGATCTCCGCGCCACTCCTCGAGGTCGATCTCCTCGCGAATATACTCCAAAACGTCATTTTTGATTTCTTCTCTGTAATCATACATAATAATTACCTCCTATTTTCTAATGATATAAAGTATTTGCTTGTCAAGTAATCTCTTGAACTGATTTTATAATACACCTCAATTATATACTTGTCAAGTACATAATTGATAATTTTTCAATTTATTTTTGCGGGCGGTGTTTCTTCCTATATAAAGCGAAAAATTGACAAGTAAAAAATTGATTTCTTTATATAGTAGAAACCCGCGCCGGAGATCATAAAAAGAGCCGGAGACAACTCCACCAAATAAAAAGAGCGGACTCCGAAACCGTCCGCCGATCTGATTTATATAAAATATGTTGTTATGATTTCCACAGGATAAAAAGAGACAACTCCCCGCCGGAGATCACCCCGAGACCGTCCACAGGTAGCACCCGCCCACGCAAAAAGAGCCGCCTCCGAGATCACCCACTTTTTGAGAAAAATCTTGAAAATTTCCGCTCAAACCTTGGTGCGACCTTGGGTGCGGCTCTGCGTCCTCCGTTGGGTCGAAAGTCGAAAGTCGTTTGATAGTCGTGAGATAGTCGTAGTCGTTAGTCGTCGGAGTCCTGCGTAGTTCCTTGGGAGTCCTCGAGGTAACGCTGTTTGATAGAGTCTGCGTCGTAGTTCTGCTCTTGGTTCTGATTAGGTGTGAGAACGTACTCTGTCTTGTCTTGATAGCCGTAATTGTTCTTACCAAGGAAGATACCCGCCACAGGATTGACCTTGCCGGAGTTCATGTAAGTTTCCCACAAATTCTCTAACAAAAAGTAAGCCTTTTTTATGGCGTTCGTCACGTCGGGGCGCAACGTCGGCTCGTTTCCACGTCCTCCAATGGGTTGATCGTGAGTGACCGCCCACAGCCATGTACGGTTGTGACCGTTGAGGGCAACTGCCATTCCTGCCACCGTAGGTTTCATATCTCTACTCGTATATAACGCAAAATAATCGGAGAGTCGTTTAGACACCTCCTCTGCATTTTCCATATCTATGTTAGGCATATTCATTAAGGCAATCTGTACC